TTTTATGAATAATAATATTCTTAATAACCTCCAATTATACAAAGGTAAACGGTTTTCTGATTTGATCGACACTAATAAGATTAGTCTCGCTTCTCAGCAAAGACCTTATGAGGTATCTACTATCCTGTCATACGTATTTGGTACTAAAGATAATGGTTACAGTACTTCTCTTGATATGTTGACAGGTGGTCTTGGAAATGTAATGACTATTGATCAGCCTTCATTTGAATGGGGTGTTATGATCGACCAAGATAGAGCTGTTACAATTCGTGACGCTAAATGGAATGGTGCTGCAATTACTGAAAATTCTACTCCAGGTTTGGGCAATACTCCTATTACTTTGTGGTTGGAAGATGCATGGTTTGGTCCTGGTGCTACTATCGAATTTGATGATAAGAGTCAGGCACGTATTCAGGATGCTCCGTATCAGGATGGTAATCTGTATGTTTATACAGTATTTGTATCTAATGGTAGCCCCGCTTCTTATATTGATCCTGCTGTTTTAGCTTCTGGTTGTCAAGTGAACCGTTTGGCTTCTGCTTATGAAGAATACAGTGAAGAGGCTGATATCCTGAACTACAATACTCACTTTAAGATGCGTAACTACTTGACTACAGTACGTCTGTCTTATGATATCACAGGTTCTGCTTACTCTACAGTTATGGCAGTAGCTTTGAAAGATCCTAAGACTGGTAAAACTTCTTACTTGTGGTCTACATTCCAGGAATGGGTTGCAATGCGTGAGTGGTACAAACGTCTTGAAAGAGCTTTGGTATACAATCAGAATAACGTAAACAAAGATGGTTCTTGTAATCTGAAAGGTAAGAATGGTCGTCCTGCATTTATTGGTGCTGGTTTGCTGGAACAGATTGCTCCGTCTAACAGACGTTATTATACTCGTTTGACAGCTGAACTGTTGGAAGACTTCTTGTTTGACCTGTCTTACAATGTATTGGGTACTAATGAACGTAAGTTCGTTGCCTTGACTGGTGAAATGGGTATGCGTGAATTTGACCGTGTACTTAAAGAAAAGATGGCTAACATGAACTTGATTGACACAGTATTCGTAACTGGTTCTGGTGATAATTTGAAGTTCGGTGGTCAGTTTAAGACTTACGCAATGTCTAATGGTATTGAATTGACTTTGAAGTATTTCCCGTTGTATGACAATACTACTTATAATCGTCAGTTGCATCCTGTTACTTTGAAACCGTTGGAATCTTACCGTATGACATTCTTGGATTTGGGTCGTCGTGATGGTGAAGCCAACATTGTTAAAGTAGTTCGTAAAGATCGTGAATTCGTTAACTGGTGTACAGCTGGTTCTGTAACTCCTGCTGGTTACGCTCACTCTAATACAGAAGTTCGTTCTAATGCTAAGGATGGTTACTCAGTACACTTCTTAGGTGAAGTAGGTATTATGTTGAAAGACCCCCGTGCATGTGGAGAATTGATCATGGATGCACAGCAATAATCAGTTAAAAATATAAGGGGCTTGAATGCTAGCAAGCCCCTATAATACTAACTTGATAATCTAATTTTATAATTATGGAAGTAATCGTTAGAATGACAAAAGTAAATCCTTGGACAGGGTTGATTAAATGGTCCAACTGCTTTGATTACTTGAGTTCATATTGGACAAGATCTGGTAGTCGTTACACAGGTCTAACTCAAGATAAAGCTAGAGAACTAGAACAGAAAATGGGTAAAGCTGAAGGAGAATTAGATCCCGATAGCACATTTTGGGATACATTTGCAATTAAGATTGGTAAGAAAGAATTAGTGATTAATACTGATAGACCTGAAGGTGAATTGCAATATTTATTCCTATTAGGACATAAGAGGGTAGCTAATGGCATTGATAAAGTAACACCATCTACTGATTATGTGCTTATAAATAAAGAAGCTGAAGCAGAACAAATTAATAAAGCTAACAAAGTTAAACGTGATGCTTATAGAGCACTGGATAAGATGAGTCCTGAAGAGATGCGCAAATGTCTTAGACTTCTTGGAATTAAAGCTGACACTATGTCTAATGAATTAGTTGAAGCTAGAGTTGGTGAAAACGTAGAAGCTGATCCAGCAAGATTTATTAGAATTTGGGTAGACAATCCTAATAAAGAAATTAACTTTGTAATTGAAGAAGCTTTAAGTAAAAATATTATTCGTAAGAACAGAGCATCATATTACTTTGGTACTGATCTTATTGGTAACGGTCTTGAAGATGTAATTGCATATTTGAAAGACAAAAAGAATCAAGATATTTACTTAAGTATTATGTCTGAAATAAAATCTAAATAATGACTAGAGAACAATTTCACTCATATTTTAAAGTAGCAATGGACAAGAACTCTCAAAGCGTAGCCTTTGGGGGTTGTCCTGCTTTCTTACCAGAAGAAATAGATTACTGGTTAGATCAAGGTTTATACCAAGAAATCAGTAATAAGTTTACTGGCAATAACTACTTAAAGACTAGCTTTGAAGGATCTGTAAAACGTATTCACGATTTAGAAAAATTAGTACGTACAGATGTTAACGTTGTTGCTAATACTGAAACAAATTCAAATAGATGTTATGTTACTAACTTATTCAACGGTGACAGAATGTTCTTTGTAGATGCAGTGTTAAACTTCAATAGTAACAAAGCTACTATAAAATTAATAGATCATTCTGACGCTACTAAGTTCAAGAAGACTTACAATAACAATCCTTGGATAGAAGAGCCAGTAGCTGTAATAGAAGACAATACTCTATATATCTATTATGATTACTTAGCTATGAGTAGTAATAGCTATTCTGTAGATATTACCTATATTAAGTTTCCTACTAAGATAGAAGACTTACCAGCTGAAGGTATGAGTGAAATACCAGAGTATATGTAGTTTGAAGTAATTAACAGAGCTGTAGAACTAGCATTAGAAGACATTGAGTCTAAGAGAATATAGACTAAATCACAGTTAAACCAAATAGATGAATGATTATGACAAATCGTGGATTTCAAATCGAGTTTGAACGTAGGCTATAGTTAATGGATCCTAATTTAGTTATTAAGGATAAGCTATCCTCAGACACTATTATATCATTCATTAATGAGGCAATTGATAAATTTTATAAAACAAGATACTCAGGTATTAACTTTAAAGCTCAAGGATTTGAGTAGACAGAAAAGCGTATAGATGATTTGCGTACTTTAGTTCGTAAAAGAAACTATTCAAATACTTAGATATCCAAAGGAACTAAAAATTCATATTCTGTTGAATTACCAGATGATTATGTATTATTACTTGGAGATACTGCTGGTATACAGCCGAGTGATGAATATCCTAACGAATGCTGGGAAAAAGACGATTTAGGTGCATATATAGTTAAGTATACAGATACGTTAGAATCTACAATTGAAACATTAGATAGACAATTAAGTAATTCACTATCTGAACACAAATTAAAATATTGTCAAGCTAGACCTTTAAAGTTAATTCAAGATAATAATGTAATATTATACACAGACGGTAAATATAAAGTAAGTGAATATGAGATTACATACTTAGCTAAACCATCTGAAATTAATTCAAGTAATATTACTAATACAGAATATACAGATTTGCCAGAACATACACATATGGAAATTGTGAAAATGGCAATCTAGATTTATCTTGCTACTAAACCAATGTAGCATTATAATGCTTATTCCAATGAAATTGCTTCAATGGAATAATATAAATTAATGCGTTTGTCTGACCTGGAAATCTGAAATAAGGAAAGTAGAAGGACAAACTAGACTAGCGCTAAGTCTAATAATTAATTATTTTTATATATGATTACAAGAGTTGATTCCGTAATGATCGGAAAGAAATGTCCTGCTAGCTATACTACAGTAGATGCTTTGAATGCAGGAGAAGTTGCTTTATTTGATGAGAATAGAGCTTTGATCAAAGATCAGGATGGTGCATTGAAAGCTTCTACTATCTATGTTGGTGTATGTACTGGTGATATGACAGTTACAATGCCTAATGGTACTAGCTCTACTAAGAAAGTAGTAGAATATTCTAATGCCATTCAGAAGGCTTCTAAACCTTCTTATGTAATGGGAGATTACAAAGCACCTGTTGCAGAGAAAATTGAAATTGATTTGACTAGTGCAAAACCTGTAATTGGTCATAGATATGTACTGCGCATTGTTTATAAAGATTTGTATGAAGCTCCGGGTCAGTTTACTCATACTTATGAAACAGTTGCTACAAGTGAAGTTGCTGATGATCTGGGTAATGCATTGCTGGAGAAGATCAACAAACATGCAAATCGTAGAGTAACAGCTACATTTGCAAGTCATAAACTGACTTTAACTGCTATGCCTAAAGACGATAACGAAGGTGTTTATTCATTGAATGAATACTCTGTAGTTTCTATGGAAGCTTCTTTGTATGTTACTATCCCTGGCGCATTGCTGTCTAATGTTCCTGAAGCTGTTGCTGGTGCAACTATTAAGAAAACTGCTGGTCACCCAGGTAAAGGTTTCTGGAAACAAGTACGTGATATGGAAGTACGTATGTTGGGTTACAAAGGTCACGTGTTTACAGATGCATATCCCATTATCGAACCTAAACGTTTTGTTACTGAAGGAGCTACTTACGATTACTTTACTATTGAAAATGATAATCTGTATTTGAGCCCTGATAATCAGTATATCAAAACTACTCCATTGACTACTGAAGTTTATGTTGAACATGCAGAAGGAAACAAAACATCAGTATTTGCTAAAGCACTTGGTTCTTTCATTACTGGAGTTAAAATAGCATAATACGGTTCCTTTATTTAAAAACCAGGCGAGGTTGAGGTTTTATCCTCGGCTTCGCCTTTTTAATTTTTGTAGATATGAAAATAATTAATGCAACATTAAAGAACGATACTATAACTATAACTTTAGATGCTAAGGCTAATGTACATAAGATTTATCTAGATTCAATAATAAATCAAAAGAATATGTATTCTGATGAAGATGATAAACACACTCATGTAATATCTGACTTTGTTACTTAGGATAATACTGTTATTGTTGATATTACTGAGTATAATGAAACTTCTTTTATAGTAAGCGTTCTTACATCAGAGGGTAATAGAGATGAAGCTATAGCAATAGATCAGAATGAATTATATTTAGCTAAAGTAAATCTACTTACTACATATTGTAATACATGTTTAGATAAACATTAGAAGCATATAATAATGATGTGTGATTTTAGATCACAGTTATTGTAGTATGCTTTAGAGCACAATCTTACTAAAGATGCTATTGAACATTACATAGATCTTAGTAGAATGTTAGGTATGATAGATTATCATAATTGTAGTAAGTGTCTATCTCCTAATAAAGTGTGTAAATGTTGTAATGGTATGTGTGCGCTATGATAAAAGAAGAATATAAAAATGGATGCAGATTGAAAGAATAGGTAAAGTATAATATTGATTATGATGATTGCCAAATTCTTAACCTAACCTGTGCTAACTACATATATGATTTAGTATAGGAATCTTCTAAATATGAAACAAAATTAGAAGATATTAAAAAAATGTTATACATGATAGAAAAGTTATTAGGACACGAAGTGCAATATGATATTCCAGAACATCATGGAGATAATAAAAAATGTTATTTTGGTGTAGTATCAGATAATTTTGTTATTGATGAAAACAATATAAAACAATTAGATTATGTACTACAAGATACAAAAGAATTTGTTGAAAGCTTTAGTACTGATTATCAAAAGATATTATATTGTTATCCTAGTGAATTTGGAGATATAAATAGTATAAAAGATCAAAATCAATTTGAGATAAAAGAGTCATTTTAGAGGAATGCTGTAACTATAGATGGTATATTATATAATGT